CTTGGATATCCTTACGTTGGAATGCGTAAAAATGATATTATAACAGGATCTTTGGAGGATCCTTGTTTTATAGAATCTTTTGCCAAAGATATGATTGATATGTTCAATGATATGGATAATGGAATACCACCATTAAATATTTCAAAAGCATGCCCTAAAGATGAAATAACTACACAAGATAAAGTTGATAACGGATTGGAAAGAATATATTTTGCAGGAAATTCTTTGTATTTGATGGCTTGTAGGATGTATTTAGCACCTTTAGCTGATGTTTTGATGTCAAAAAGAGATGTTCTGTTTGGACAGATTGGAATGAATGCATGTGGAAAAGAATTTCATGATAGATTGTTTGCAATGTATCAAAAAATAGAGGGAAATGCAGATTTTAAACAATTTCTTAGAGAGATGGGTTGGTTAGATTCAGATTTCTCAAAATATGATAAACGATTGTTAGTATTACGGTATGGAGTGTATGTTATATGGAGAATATATCAACAAATTCCATTTTATAAGGATAATGCAAAACATTTAAATCGAGTTAAAATGATTTTGCATGCTTTCCAGCAATTCATAATTATTATAGGAGCTGATATCTTCTTAATGAATACAGGATTACCAAGTGGTGTTTTTATGACGGCTGTTATAAATTGTATATGTGAAGCAATAATTGAGGTATTACAATTTCATTATTGTCAACACATTGCTATCCATAATCAACCACCTATTTTTGGAAATTTTGTTAAAATTTTCGAAAAGAAAAATCCCTTCTTTAAGAGTGTATCTCTTATAAACTATGGAGATGATAATCTTAAGTATGTTGGTAAAGCTTTACGCTTTATCTATACAAATGATAATATCTCCATGTTTTCCAGATTTATTAAAATGGAAATAACCCCCGCTCATAAGCATGAGACTGTGATATGCTTTAAAACCGTTGAGAATACAATGTTTCTCAAACGAACCCCTCGTTTCGTAATTGATATGAACTGTCTGGTTGGGACTCTAGCTAAAGCTTCTATTTTTAGGAGTTTGATGTTTAAAGATTCCTCACAACCAGATTGGGCAGATGTAGTACGAGAACAAGCTATGCGTGAAATGAGTTATTATTCTGAACAAGAATTTGATGCTTTCTGTGATCATTTTGGTCTTATGGGAGTAACACAACTCGAAATCATGCAAAAATCTTTAAATTCAGATATATGGTTCCTCAAAACACAAGAGGATCTTATACGAATTGAGGATTCTGAAATCTTTTTGTTAGAAGATTTCAAGGTGACGCCAGCGCCGAAAATAAAACTGGCTGATTCTATGGAAGAAGTCAGCTAGGCTGGCCTCTTTATTTAATCAGCTAGGCTGATTT